GCTATGGGCCCTGCTGGGCTTGGCGTCAAAGGAAGCACACTAACTGGATGGGATGAAAAGACTTCCGTTGTGAAGACTCTGCGAAAGCCGACTGAACAAGTGAACAAGTTGCTGGCTGGCGGCAAGATTGTTCTTCGTAAGTTTATGGATGAAATCAAGTGTAAGCCTAAGAGCGCGACTGGTCGCATAAATAAAGAGACAGTGCTTGTAAGGATTATTAAATGACAAACGTATTCAAGTTTCCAGAAAGTAAGATTGTCAGGGAAATTCCAGTAAATATCGAAGAAGTTGAAAAAGCCAAAGAAAAAGGTAAACAGAATTATGCTGACGGTATTGTAGCAGAAGTGGCTGCAGGACTACTGGTTGAACTGGAAAATTATGGCGTAGACCTTGAAGATGAAAAAGGTACGATGAGTAAAGATTTTCTCTTCTTGACAGACGTACTAAAAAGTGTTATATATCGTAATATGGAGCTAACGCATCCTTTACATTCCTTTGTTGATGATAATGTGGCCATCTTTGACAATGAGGAAGACTTCAAGAAATATCTGGCTACCGTAGAAGAAGATATCGAAACAAAAGAATAGGTGTAATGTGATTTTGATCGACCTAAATCAGGTCTTGATTTCTAACTTGATGCAGCAAATCGGATCCAATCCAAAGGTCAAGCTTGATGAAGACCTGATTCGACACATGGTTCTAAACACCCTTAGATCATATACCAAGCAATTCAAGTCCAAGTATGGCGAAATCATTGTTGCTTGTGATTCCAAAAAGTATTGGCGCCGAGAAGCGTTTGTATTCTATAAGTCCAATCGTAAGAAGGATCGTGAAAAGTCCGACTTCGATTGGAATCTCATTTTTGAAACCCTGAACAAGATCAGGGACGAACTCAAAGAGAATTTCCCTTATAAGGTTATCGATGTTGAAGGTGCAGAGGCCGATGACGTTATCGGTGTCTTGGCGCCTCGGCTTGCATCTAATGGTGAAGTACTAATCCTGCCTTCGGATAAGGATTTTGTACAGCTTCAAAAGTATGCTAATGTCATACAGTACAGCCCTATTCTGAAGAAGTTTGTACAAGTGGATAACCCTGCTCAGTATATCAAGGAGCATATCATCAAGGGTGACCGTGGCGATGGTATTCCAAACTTCTTGTCGCCTGATAATACGTTTGCTCTCGGTGAACGCCAGAAGACAATAAATAAGAAGAAGCTTGAAGAATGGATTAGCAAGTCACCTGAAGAGTTTTGTACCAATGAGGCTATGCTTCGTGGATACAAGCGTAACCAGATGCTAGTGGATCTAGACTTCATTCCTGAAACTCTGAAGGCGTCTATTGTTGAAGCTTACGAAAACGTTAAGTTTGGTAACAAGCAGAAGATGATGAACTACTTCATTGATAAAAAGCTGAGAAACCTAATTGAATGTTTGGATGAATTTTGATGAGCAACAATAACATTTATGAAATCTTAAGAGACTTTGAACGTGCGCCAGACAAGGCTGCTAAGATTGCGGTCTTACAGAAGAATGCTAGGCCTGCACTACTAGATGTATTACAGGGCGCAATGCATCCTGATATTACGTTTAATGTAAAGTCAAAGCCCTCATACCGTAGATCAGACGCGCCGCCGGGTATGGGATATTCTTCTATTGATGTTGAACTACGCCGCACATATCTGTTTGTTGAAGGTAGCGCCAAAGCTCCGCCAAATCTAACAGATATCCGCAGACAGCAACTTTTAATTCAGATTCTAGAAGCACTAGAATCTCCCGAAGCAGATGTTTTTATGAACATGATACTAAAAGATTTGAAGGTCAAAGGTCTAACATACAAGCTTGTACAAGAAGCTTTTCCGGGATTATTGCCTTAATATTGATTGAACTATACTATGTCATTTTTCTTAAAGGACAAAAATGGCAAGGAAATCAAAATTAGCAAAGCTATTAGAAACAAATGAAGCATACGAATACGATACAACGATTGAGGATTGCCAGCAATGGTTCAATGTCCTCAATCGTGAAATCTTCGACAACTCCCTCCCACAAGTTCATGAAATCGATATACGCTGGCGCCGTGGTGCTCTCGCATGGTATGACTATGACGAGACGCGACCTGGCTTTGGCACTGTGAAACTGCTAATGAACAAGCGATACAAATCAAAACAGTTTTTTATTGAAGTGTTGGCCCACGAAATGGTACATCACTATCAATACATCTATAACGAAGAGATGGGTCACGGCTCCTCGTTCTTTAAATGGCGTGACAAGTTTAACAAGAAAGGCTTGAACCTCGTAAGGGCTTATTAACATGAAATATAAAAAGAATCACTATGGTACTCAAGAGAATGTTGATGATGAAGAATATGTGGATATGCGAAATGGCGCAAAGCGCCGGACAATCCGAAATTGGACAAAAGCTTATGTAGAACATTTGGATGAAGCCGACGAGATAGACGACTTTTATAGTAACACTAAAAGTTACAAATAAGCATTAAGCAGGTATGCTCCACGGGCATGCCTGCTATGCGTTTATAAACATTGAAGTTTTAGCTTGTGATCACTATCTCCTAGTCAAGAGACAATCACTGGAGACTATCATATGACTATCGCATGGCAAGAGCAGCACAAGGGCTTTTATGACTCCCAGTCAAACTGGGAAGGTGCTGTACTTAAGGTTGTACACGACCAAAGCTATCGGATCATGTCCGACGTTTGGGGATCCGCCGACTGGGCGCTCGTTTGGGACGAGGCCACGGCGTCTCCGAAGAATATTCTAGTCAATGTATACGACATGCAGGGACCCGACTGGAAACCCGTCCAGATCACTGTGGACGCGACTGATGAGGTTCGCGCTAAGTATCTGAAGTGGCGTACTAATCTCGAATATGAGACCTTGCTCGGGACTGAGGAGCAGCGTGTCCGCCAGATTGAGAAGGGCGCTATCGCTAAGGTTGTCAAAGGCAAAAGCGGCAAGGGCACTATCGGTAAGGTTGTAGTCACCATGACTGCTCCGTATCGCTCCGGATGGCGTGCAAACCCTGAACTGAAGGTTGCAATTGCGACCTCTGACGTTAAGGTCAAGAAGGCCTTACGTTCGGGTAAGGTTGCTGAGGTCTATCAGGATGTGGTCTGGGCTTGGGCCCGTAACGTCATCCGGGAAGATATCGCCGAGATCAACCAGCACATGCTCTGGCTTGAAGCGGAGAAGCGGGCTGTACGGTTCTGTACAGCCGCCTAATCGCTCTCCATGACGCTCCTAATCGATCCAGGAAAAACTCAACAAAATCAAAGGCTTAGTATGGACACGGACCATCTGGTTCTGGCGTATCTTGAAAGTGGTGGTTGCATCACTGTCGGGCAAGATTGCAAACCGCGCAAGGAAGAGTTGACCTTCAGAAATGACAAAGGCTCAACTTACAATATTGGTCGGAAAGCGGCGAAACTACAATCTAAGTTTAGACAGGATGCTGGTATGCTCGGAATGCATACCAGCTATTCGTTCCTAGACATTGAAAACCGCAGGTCGCGACACTATATCCATTATATGATGATGACGTTTCACACCCTCCACCGCAAGCTGTATCGCTTCTTTATTGGGCCTATGCGTCCCACGCATACCAGCTATGCCTTCCATAAAGCTTGAAAAACAGCTTCGCAATCACTATATCCAGTATATGAGAAAAGATCCCACTATGTCAAAGACCCATCGCGCTGTCTGGCGCGCCGAACTTACCACCCCCACCGCCGGTCTGCTTGGCATTATTGAATGCAACGACCTTCCTACGCTTCGCCGTCAGATTGTCAAAGAGTGGATTCCTACTCTTGATGACGGCGATATCATCCAGATTTTCGAAAGGTATGAAAACTAATGGCTCGTCCCCGCAAGTCTAAGATTGTAGATGCAATTCGTAAGCATGATGACGTTCACATTCGGCTGATGGCCGACTGTCTCGAAACGGCCATGCGCCACGCCGTCAAGGGTGATCTGGTTCGCATGATGGCTAATCTGCGAAATGCTTATGAGTTTGAACGGCAGATCCCGACTGATGTTAAGCTCGACATTTATTCCAACATGGAGGTTCGTTCTAATGGCTAAGCGCAAGACCGCCGATATCTCGGCAATTGTCGATTCGGCTAATCGTGTTCTCGCGGGCACGTGGCCTGCTAACACCAAGGAGTTTCGTTCTGGCGTGATTGTCATGCTCGAAAACATCCTGATGGAGGCCCAGTATCATCGCGGCTTTCGCTATCTGACCAATCACGAACTTCCCGGTGACGTTCTGCCTGGTGTGCGATACCGTGCTGACGGTACGCTCCCGGATTATAACGAACGTTTCGCCAACACCGATGATACGCGAAGGACCTACTGATGGTTAATAAGAAAGCTGTTTTCAAGTATCTTGACGCCCTGCGGGACTCTGGAATTACCAACATGTTTGGTTCACCGCCTTATGTCCGTAAGGTCTTCGGTACTTCTAATGTCGAAAGCGTTAAGCTGGTGGTTGAGTGGATGGAATCTTTCAAGGAGAAAAATTGATGGGTCGTTATAAAGACGTTCTAATCGGTATTCAAGAACTGGTCTGGAATGCCATTGAGACAGGCGCGCGTGACGAGGACGCCATCTATGCATATGTTTATATGCATGAGCCGATGGCCACGGAAGAGATTGTACACGACATTCTGGCAGAGATCCAGAATGAGTATGATTATCAACTTCACGTTGCTTGACGCAGGACATTGTTCCTGCTAGGATACTATTCGTTAAATGAAACATATGGAGTTTATTGATGCCTAAGATTGCTGGTCGTGACGTTCGTGGCGAGTTCCTCGCCCTTCAACTTTTTGAAATTGGTAAAGCGGTGACGCCGAAGGAAATCAACGACCACGTTGGTCGTGGTGATTATGCTGCAAAGTATATCTCCTTCCTGCGAAATCGTCATGGTTTCGAGTTCTCGGTTCAGAAAGACGGCCGTGAGGTTGTGTCTTACACTCTGATCGTAGAGCCGAAGGATGCTACTGACGTTCGTGCTAAGGCAACTGCTGCGCCTGCTGCTGCTAAGACTGTAAAGGTCAAGGCTGCACCTAAGGCGAAGGCTGCGAAGCCTGTTAAGGTTCGCCAGTCTAAGCAGACTGCTTCGGCGCCTGCTGCTAAGAAGGCGGCCCGCAATGTTCTCAAGGAACGCGCGGATGCTGAGGCTGACCGCTTGCTGGCTGAAATCGGCATGAAGAATGCTGGTGAGTATGCTGGTGGTACCTACTCCGTTGATCCCGACTGGGATTCCATGGACGGTATCGACGTGGCCAACTTCCTCAAGTGAGGCATAAATATAACTATAACGAAATGAGGAAATACAAATGCTAAGACGTTCCCTTGTAGCAGGGTTAACAGCCCTGCCTTTTTTTGCTGTTGTAGCTGCTGCTGCATCACAGCGTAACTCTGCAACATGGAAAGTACCAGCTGGTGTTAAGCAGATCCGTGTCCGTTCTTGGAATCCTGATGGATCGATTGATATGGATCGTACCTTGAATGTTTCACCGAATCAAGTTTTCCGTATTGATGCGGTTGAAGATTGATTCAGATCAATTCTTCAGTAATTGCCTTAATACACAACAAATGCAATAAGCATTTGTATAAATACTTATGACCTTTTTTGCTAGGTCATGGGAGATAAGATTATGCCAAATATCATCAAATCGATTGATATAGAAAGTGCATTTATAAAAATCTATGATAAGTTGGAATATCTAATAACTCGTCGTGATGAACGTGATACAATATGGGAAAAAACAGTAAATGAATGTATTTGCGATATCGAACGATCCGCGGCAAGCAGCCGAATGGATGGTAATAAAGATCAAATATCAAAATGATCTGTAAAGATGATGTTTTATAAATACTCTTAGAATATAGGAGTATGCTATGAAAACTACACAAGACGGCGACCATAAGATTTGCAGCCAATGCCACTCGACCAAACATATAAACGAGTTTCCGAAAGCGGATCCTCGCACTAAATCTTATTCCAAATATAAGAATGGCATCAAACCTTGGTGTAAAGACTGCTATCGCACATATAACACCAAGTATATGAGAAAGGCCAGAGGTGAAGGATCGAAAGCTTATAGTCATTATTATAAGAAGTAA